CCGCTACAGCTCTCCAGTGGGGAGACAAGGTCACCATCACCGACGTTGCGGAGCTGACGATCAAGCATCCGCTGTTCCAGAAGGCCACGGAGCTTACCGGCCTGCAGGTCGCTGAAACTCTCGAGCGTAACACCTTCAACAATCTCATGGGCTTCACGCAGGTCAACTACGTGAACGCCCGCGGCGCCCGCGCCTCGCTGGTCGCCGGCGATGTGATGAACATCCACGAGCTCAACCGCGCCTACGCGCAACTGCTCACGCTCGGCGCTCCTCGCTTCATGGGTGACGAGATGACCGACACGAAGCTTGAGGCGGGCGCTGGGGGAGCAAAAGCCTCCACCAACCCGCGCACCATGCCGCACTACGTCGCGGTGATCCATCCGTTCATGGCGGGCGACCTGCGGGAGAACCAGGCTATCCAGACCGCATGGTCCTATTCGGACATCAACCGCCTCTACAACTACGAGCTCGGCGAGTGGTCCGGCATCCGCTTCTGCATGTCGAACCTCGTGCCATCGTGGACGGGGATCGCCGCTGTCACCGGAACCGCGGGAACCGCGGGAGCCTTGGGCAGTGGCACTTATGCTATCCAGGTCACGGCTTCCGACACGCAGAACCAGTACGAGAGCCAGATTTACCAGATCAACACTGGTAACGTAGTGACCGGCCCGAACGGCTCGATCAGCGTCACCCTTCCGGTGCTGGCGGGCTTTACGTTCAACGTTTACATCTCGGCAGCGGGTAGCACGACCCCGATCAACCTGGGACTCACGGCTTCCGGCCCGACTGTCGGCCCGCTGCAGGGGCAGGCGGTCCAGCTTACTGGCGGGTCCACCGTCGTGATTACTGGCATCGGCGCGTTCCAGGTGCCGCCGGCTGCACCTGCGACCGGTCAGACCGTCTTTCCGATGTTCCTGTTCGGGCGCGGTGCCTACGGGCAGGTCATGCTGGACGACGTGAAATTCACCTACCTCAAGGACGCCGACAAGTCGGATCCGATCAACCAGTTGAGAGTTGTCGGCTGGAAGTGCTTCTACGGAACACTCATCCAAAACGTACAATTTGCTATGCGCATCGAAGGCACGTCGGCCTTCAACAGCACCTTCGGGTAATTGGTCGCGCTGTCGCAGCGCGCGGATCGAAACGGTTAAGGAGAGTGAGATGAAAAAGCTTCTTGCCACGATCACGGCGGTTGTTGCGAGCGGACTCATTGCCTACGGGGCGGCGGTTCCGAGCATCCCGTCCAATCCGACGTACTCTGAACCGTCGCAGATCCTTGGCACGCTCAACACGCTGATCAATCAGCTCAACGGTGCGGCGGGTTATGCGCCGGCGCAGAATATCTCACTGGGATCATCCGGTGTCGCCTCCGGCGGCACGCCGGTAACGCTCAACGCTCAACGCGGTGTGGTATCGTTTACCGGCGTAGGTACGCTGGTGACTGGCGCTGTGACCACGCTCACGATGACGAACTCGTCAGTGGCGGCGAACTCGCAGTGTTTCGCACAAGTTCAGTCGGGCGGTGCGGCGGGGTCTGGACCGTACATCTCGACTGCAACGCCGACAGCGGGTTCGCTGGCGCTGATTCTCGCCAACGGCGGCACCACTGCCACAGGCGCGGCGGCCACCTTCGCCATCGCGTTTCAATGTCTCTAGGAGGTCACCATGCCGTTCCGGCTTCGCTATGACGCATACATTGATTTCATCCCGCCGGGTACAGGCCTCGGACAGACGGCGTCTGGGTCGGTTGCCGGTGCTGTTGGGCCAGGCCCTGCCGGTCCAGCGCAGACCATCCAGTTCTTCAACGGGTTTACCAACACCCTGCCGCCGACGACGAACACGTTCCTCACCGCCGACGTGACGACGCTCACGAACGCGATGGCGGCTGATATCGCCGCGCAGCTGAACGTCGCCGCGGTGCTGGCGCGCATCCAGGCCTTCGCGAGTGGTGGTGGCTGATGCCCTACAAGATCCGCTACCAGGTCAACATTGATTTTGTCCCTCCCGGTCGCGGCTTGGGCGTTGAAATGCTGACTGCGACGGCTGTTCCGGGCTATAGCGGCGGTGAAGCGCAGACCATCAACTTCCAAGACAGCAACGCCTTCGGCTCCAACACTTTCACGTCGGCCGACATTACCGCCCTGCTCGCCTCGATGTCGGCCGATCTCTCCACGCAGATGAACGCGGCGGCGACGCTGGCGCGCATCCAGGCCTTTGCAAGCGGAGGCGGCTGATGGCCTTAAAGACCCTTGGCTCCAACGCCACAACCAGCTTGCAGGCGTTCCTCGTCGGCTTCAACGATACGATTGCCGCCGATCTGGCGGCGATCACCGTCGCGCTCAAGGCTGACCCTCCCGGTGACACCGCTTCGGCCTACTCGCCGGTCCTTACCTCTGGTCTAATTGACCAGAGCAAGACGGGCACCACGCGGCGACTACGGCAGTTCTACATTAAGAACGGCGTGCTCATTGTCCCTAACCGCGGGCAGCTCACGCTCCGCAACGGCGACTTCGTGTGCTGGGACACGACGACAGGATGGCCGATCGTCGTCTCCGGGGATGCAGCCCTGAACGGACCCTACACTCACACCTAGAGGCTTAAGGATGGCTAGCAGGTCTGGAATATCCGACCGCTTTGCCGAAATAGAAAAGCGCGTCGACAGCGACGAGATGCTGACGGAAGAGCAGCGCGTCGAGATCAAGGAGCGCGCCCGCGCGCACGTCCGCAAGAAGCAGATCGAGCGGATGACCGACCTGCTGTTCAACGAGGAAGTCCGCCTTGCCGAGACCGACATGGCGATGCCGGACGAACGGCTCGAGGAGATCACGATCGACCTGCCCGAGTACGCCTACATGATCGCGATCGACAATGTCGGGTACTATCACGGCTGCACCTATGACGTGCCGCGGCGCAAGTACCTGTCGCTGATCGACCAGATGGCGCGGACATGGGAGCATGATCGCGAGGTGCACGGGCGCCGGCGCAAGGGCGACATGGTTCGCGATCCGTTCCACCGCGGCGTGAACGCCTATTCCAAGTCCGATGTCGTCACCACACGCGACAGCCTCCGGCAGTCATTGAGAAACCAATGAATGAACGGCTCAATCCAAAAGCCATTGTCGAAGACACGGTCATCCGCAAGGTAGACAGCACCGCGCCTGCGATCTTCGTCCGCTTCTCCGCGCAGGTCGGACCGAACTCGCAGATGGAGTTGTCGTTCGGCATACCGCTCGACATGACTCCGCGCGACCTCAACGCCTATGTGGACAAGGTGGCGTCGGTTACCGACCGCCAGCACAAGAAGGCGATGCTGGCGCAGGCGGTGCTCGAGCTGGAGAACACGAAGAAGCAGTTGCTCAACAACACCCAGAACCGGGTGAACTACGAGGCGAAGCAGGCGACCGAGTTCGCGGTGCGCGGCAAGCGCGGCGAGTGGGAGCCGAACGGCCAGGAGCGCGCGCAGATCGCCACGTTCGAGACCAACGACAAGGCGCTGCGCGGCGAGCGCATCCCGCTGCTCGAGAAGCAGATTGGCGAGCTTGAGGCCGAGATCCACAAGGATGCGTGATGCTCACCGCGGCCCAGATCATCAGCCTGTGTACGCAAGAGGCTCGCGTTCCTGGATTCACGGCGCAGGCGCTGCAGAAGCTTAACGCGATCCTGTCGGATCTCGCGCAGACCTACGACTTCGACCTCACTAAGCAGACGTTCCAGTTTAACTTCAACGCGCAACAGATAAACTCGAACGGGCAGGGATACCAGAACCTGCCGGCGAACTATCTGCGCGGGATAAGGAACGAGTCTTTCTACATCATCAGCGGCGTTCCGTACCCGATGATCCCGTGCGACCTGGAAGAGTTCGACATGCTGGTGCAGCAGGCCGGCATAGCGAACTTCCCGGTGTATTACGCGACCGACATGTCGCTCATGGGCGTGCTCAACAGCCCTTCGGGCACAGGTGGCGCCGCGGTTCCGGTGATGCTGTTCTGGCAGCTTCCATCTGGGGCGTATCCGGTAACGATCCGATACTTCAGCCAGCCGGCCGACATAACGAACACGGCTACTGTGCCCTGGTTTCCAAATCAGACATACCTGATCCGCCGTTTGAGCGGCGAACTGATGTCGTTCAGCGACGATGAGCGGCAGTCGAAATTTCTAGGAGATAGCGAGGACTCAACGCCTGAAGGCGCAGGCGTGATGCTACGCAAGTATTTGAAGCTCGCGGACGACAAGTCTACGCGGGCGAAGCAGGTGCAGCTTGACCGCCGCCGCTTCGGCACGAGTTTCGATAGGCTCCGTAACACGAAAACGATTGGCTGGACCCTATTGACTTTACTTTCGTCTAGTGTCATACAGGCAGTCCTTAAACATGGAGGATTGCTATGGACAAGTCTGGGTTAGGGCGCGAACTAGAGAATGAAGCTCGCCGCATCAGATACGCGCTTGACGATGAGCACCGCGCAAAGCGGAGGGCGCACACCGATAAATGGAAAGCAGAGAATCGTGAGGAGTACCTGAAACAGCAAGCGGACAAGCGGCGTGAGCAATATGCAACACCTGATGGAAAGGCGCGTCTTGATTCTAACACCGAAAGGTACAACAAGCGCAATCCGGGAAAGAAGAAAGAATTTCAAGATAGTTGGTATGCTAAAAACGGTGCGAAGTACCATCGTGAATGGGCGGCCAAAAACAGAGAGAAGCATCCCGAGGTATACGTCTGGAGAAACGCACGAAATCGTGCAAAAGAGAAGGGGCTGGAGTTTTCTATTACATTGGACGATATTGTCATTCCCGAGTTTTGTCCGGTTCTCGGCATCAAGCTAGAGAAAGGCAATGGACCATTTAAGGATGCCTCACCATCGCTTGATCGGCTCGACAATGTAAAGGGCTACGTTAAGGGAAACATTGCCGTGATTTCGTGGCGAGCTAACCGCTTAAAGAGCGATGCGACCATAGAGGAAATCGAGAAGCTCATAGCTTTTATGGAACGGAAATAATGCAGCGCCGCTCGCACCCGATCGACTGGCGGATACGCG